ACTGTCCCAGTGTGTCGGACTCTTGGATCGGCATGTTTGAAGTCATAAATCCAACCTTTCAAAGGTTGATTGTCAATACGATCGACATTGTAATCAGCACCGCCAGCTTCAGCTGCTTTAGTACGGTTTTGCAAACAAAGGTTACTATGATAGAATATTTCAAGGTGTGCGTCTTCAAGATACATCTCGGCACCAAGTCTCCAATGATCTGCAAATCCACCATTGGTGTCTTTCTTAAAAACAGCAAGTTTGTAAGGTTCTTCAGCTGATACGTTTCGAAAGTAATCAATCAACTTATAAGGCAGATCAGTAAAAGCTCCAACCATCGACAGAAAGTTTTGGTTCGAAGTAGTATCGTAGAGATAGGTTGTAAAGGTGCTAACTAGGGCGTTCTTGACCACAAATTCAAATCTCAGCCCCTGAGATTCTTGAAAGGATCCGAAACCTGCAGCACCAGATCCAGGTGTGGGATCACTCGCTTCAACATAGTTAAATTGGTTAGTGATCTTGAAACCTGCTTTGGACATGACAGTACGCATAAGAGCAGCCGCTATCACACTGGCTGTTTCTTCAGGAGAAGTAGTTGATTGAGTGATATACAAACTATCAGGGTCACTAACAGTGCCAAATTGTTCAATAGTTTTGTGATAACCACGGGACAAACACATTTGTTCAACAGTACGTTTAATTTTCTTTGTTTTAGGGAAACGCCCTTTGTACGTTCCGGTGGCAGTCCCGACCCAGTTACGGCGGCTACGCCCACTGGACCTTGCTGCTGGTCCGGACCCTGCAGAAGTCTGTGTACCACGGGCACGAGCATTCTTGTAAACATACCTGCCAACGTTATAAGCTGTCTTACCAGCTCTGTAAGCCCTTGTAGCTAAGGGATAGGCTCTCGAGGCGGCTTGTACACCCCTAGAAAGTAACTTCCCAGCGACGTTACGATTAGTAGTAAAAGAGCCCCGGCGCCTTGCAACTTTCGAAGGTGCAGTGTAACGAGTAGCGGCATATCTTCCAAAATATTTTCTTTTCATAAAGGTAAGTTTTTATTCAACATAAGGGACTGTTAGCTCTTCAATGTAAAGCCTTCTTTCGAGGGCTTTCCAAGTATTCTCATCTAGATCTGGGTACCAGTCCTTTGGATGAAGGTTGGAAGTGAACCACCATTTGCAACTGTTGTTCGGTTTGGAATATCCCTTGTGTTCGCTACGCAAAGGATATTTGTCGAGCCATCTAAGGATATGTGATATGTCGATACCTCCACGGAATTCGTCGCAGACGATATTCTCTTGACCGTGGTGTCCATCAAACCACTTGGTACGAGGATCTTTACCAAAAGCATCGTCGCCGGCTTCTGCCCAGGCACGATGTGATTTCCCAGTACCTGTAGGTCCCCAGTACACGATTGCGGAACGGTTCTGCCGAGTAGGCTTAGCAAAGTCTTGGCCGATAGCACGTAACGTCCTATAGTACTGAATTCGTACGCCTGGTTCAATTGCGAGTAGATTTCCTGCAACTGCTGCATCCCAGACGAGTTGCCAGTCTGTTCTGCTATTTCTTTTGTGGGGTTTCTCGCCAATTTCGAAACGAGTGGCAATTTCGGCAGTGTCATCTTTCCAAACGTACTGTTCCGCCGCTGCGCTCCTCGTCGGTTCAGCGTGACAGGGGACGAATGCGGACATAACTGCTGCTGTGCGCACCGATCGCTTGAAGATTGCGAGGATCTGCCAATGTCGGTATCCGGACTCTCCGATCTCGCCTTGCCCTTTAACGTAAGAGCAGGCGTCTGGGAGAACGGGTTCCCAGTCGTCTCGGGGGATCGTAAGCATCCAGTATCTTGCTTGGGCCATGGTGCTGCCATTTTGTGAAGTTTTTAGGAGCTATTTAAGTGTTTTATAGGAAGTGGGATGGGATCTCGCGTCAGTAGGTAATAGTGGCGTACTGGAATGAAATCCCAGCTACGCCTTGGTGCCTACTGACGCTCTGATCCCTTGTTAGGGGGGCCAAACCCCCCCAACACCCCCCCGTTTGTGGTCTGTGCTAAATTAAAAATAGGGTTCTCAAATTAAAAATAGGGTTCTCAAATCAAAGTCGGGTCTAGTCGGGTTCTATATAGGTCGCACTTGTAAATCGGGCTCCCCCAACCTCCGGCAGTTTGTGAAAGCCCCAGCGGGATCGTTGGGTATATAATATTTTAGGAGTTTGATGCATTGGGCCCTAACCCTAACCCTAACCCTAACCCTAACCCTAACCCTAACCCTAACCCTAACCCTAACCCTAACCCTACCCCTAGATCTCGGTATTTGTGTGCCCTAACCCTAATAGATCTCGTTATTTGTGTGCCCTAACCCTAATAGATCTCGTTATGCGTGTGATAAATGTACTCCGTGATCACGTTTTTACGGGCCGTGTTTTAATCTCCGGAGGTGGGCCGTGTTTTAATCTCGGGGGATTGTCACAAACCGGGACTTGTGACATTTTACTATAAGTAGCGGGCTCTCGTACCAAGACTCAAATGCCAGCTCAAATGATCAAGATCAAGTTCGCTTACACACCAACCAAGGACATGGCCTATATGTATCGGTGTGTTGCTAATGAAGAATACAAGCCAAATCCTAGAAGAAATCTTATGTGGGCATTCTTAGCATCTGATATACTTGTTAAAGAAGAAGACAATCCGTTTATTTAATAAACATCAGGCGTTGGCGTTCTCATCCTTCTGTTGTGATACAACCAAAGACTCAAGGGGTGCTTGATGAAATCGACTCTTAACTATACAGCCAATCTTGATTTCGCGTTCAAAAGCAATAGTGATCTTGTTCGAACTAGGAGTACGCATCACTTCTTCGAGGGCGATCATTTGCGATTTACCAATAACTCCAGAGTAATGATTCAAGCCACCAAAAGCAAACCATCGCACGGCACGAATTTTACGCACAACATTTGTAAATGTGCCTGAAAATTTGTAAGTGAAACCTGTTTTCTTCATATCCCCAGGTTGTAACAAAATTGGAACTGCTTTCTTGACGTTAGAAAAGTACTTTGGAACAAAGGGTTCACGTGCACCATCATACATGGCACCACGGATTAATTGCAATCCATCAGAGGGGATTCGATTGAAAATAATGTTGTTATCTGTTAACCCTATAACTGTCCCAGTGTGTCGGACTCTTGGATCGGCATGTTTGAAGTCATAAATCCAACCTTTCAAAGGTTGATTGTCAATACGATCGACATTGTAATCAGCACCGCCAGCTTCAGCTGCTTTAGTA